TTGAGATGTTTGGTGGTGCTGTGGACAAAGCCGCGACCTTCAAAATTATCCGAAGCAGGCTCAACACTGTCATAGACGATGCTGGAATCGTTCGCCAGTTTGGCTGCAGTGATGGCGTCGTCAGCCAGTGCGGTGGTGCCAATCTTCGTGGCGCTGGACTGGTTGAGCTTGGCTAGATCAACGCTGGAGTTGTCAGCTAGTGTGGCGCCAGCCTCGAACAGATCTTTGGCGGTGACTTTTTTGGTCTCGCTGGCTGAAATGTCTACGATGGGCAGAACGTCAATCGCTGCGACGTTTGCCTCAGCGAGCTGAGTCAGTTCTGTAATTCGTTGGTCGGCCACGCGCCAGCTCCGGTTAGGGCGAGTCTTCTAGCAGTTTAGTCCGTCACTTCAGTAAGGAGGAAGTCAAGGTTCTGCTGCATACGGAGACGGTCGGTATCCTCCTTAAGGATGTAGCCTGACGGTTCACCGATCAGCAACCTAATTTCGCCGGTCGTCACGAAGTCTATGGCACAGTTGATCGTCTGGTCTGGGCGCACTTCGACTCCTGTGCGCGTGATCATGGCTTCAAATTCATAGTAAATATCTTGTGTATTTGGGTAGACGCTATCTTCCGTAAGCTGGAGAAAACAACTAAATTCACTACCAATATCTGTACGGTTAATTATTTGCAGCATTAGCAATGAGTTTTCAACAAGCCCGGAATTTTGTGTATTAAACAGACAATCTATGGAGCCAGAGCCGCTGATTAAACCAGCAGAATACATTTTTTTGAAGCGATCCGACATTGTGGTCGTTTCCAGTGCTTCACGATCTGTGTTAAATGTAAAGCCAGTTACATCGCCAAGCACACGTTCTACAGAGCCGTAAATACTAACATTGATGTCTATTGGTGCGCCAGCAAAGGATTCTAATGCATATTCGTAAGCGCGATCATTGTTGATTGCTTGTGAAAATTCTTCAAATAAACGGATGCCACCGACTGCATTGATATTTGCATAAGCAATAACCTCACCCAGGGTTGCTCCGCCTCCATCAGGCCATGTAGCCGCAGGCAAAAAGTCTAGACCCCTGTTATCGGAGGTGAAGATTCGCAGCTGATCTCCAGTCAGCAAATTTTCAGTTGAACCGTCAAAACCAAGACGATTTAGGATTGTATTAACGTCTGCTGGAGAAACTGAAGACGAGAAGGTCGCTGCGCTTTTGCGGCGCAATTTTACTTTACCGTAGTGACCTAAAAAATATGTCATGCGTCAACCAATTCACGGAAGGCTCCGTCAACTGTAAATTGGAGTGCTACAGAACTTAGTTCGCCAGTGCTGACTTGTAGTGAAGCATTGGTGATATAAGCATTAAATGCAATGTCGTCTTTAATATCACTGCCTGAACCGGCGGTGTCACCAACACGTAGCACCATGCCGACACGATCACTTTCGCTGACACCGGCAACGCTGGTTTTCATGATCTTGGCTAAAAACTGATCAAATTGCGTTCCGGGCTCGGTACTGGTAGTACCTTCGCGGCGGTAGTACAACAGGGTGGCGCTGCCCGTAGCACTAGACACGCCAGGTGTGTAGCTTTTGACGGCTGTGTCTACTGTCGTAGTTTCCAGCAGCTCAAGAGTTGTTTCCAGTGACCAATCGCGTAATTTCAACGCCTTTTCTGTGTTGGCAGGCGTGACTTCGCCGGTCCCCGCAGTGGTGAGAAACAATGCGCCGGTGCGACCCGTATAAAACGCCATCGGAAGTAGGGCTTCGTTCTCGTCTCAGTTTAGCGGCGGACTGTGAATAGGTTGTCAGCAAAATTGGCGATGAGGCTTTGGTCATTGGTGTCGCATGGGTAGATGGTAGCGCGGATCGTTACTTCGCCCTCCTCGTCCATGCTGACTTCGCCAACCCGGTAGACCCGCTTGCTGCGAACGGTTTGCCCCAGGACAAACAGCCAGCCTTCACGGTCGGAAAGTGTTGGGGCAGTGTTGTTAGTAATGACGGCGCTAGTCGAAACGACATCGTTGCCGCTGCGATACATCAGGATGTTATAGGTGCCGTTGGGAATCGTGCCTTCAATGGGGGTATTGAGTACGCCGCCGGCAGCAACGGTTCCGGTGTAAATGCCATTCCAGGCATTTTGCCCGATATCAACATAAATAAAGGCTCCAGGCATGACCGGACTATCGGTTGGAAAAGTTTTAAATTCGATACTGCTACGAACGTGACGGCGAAGATTGCAGACCAGCTTGCCGAACATAATGGCTTGGGCTTCGGTTGTGACGTAAGCCGAAAGGTCAAAATTTTGCTGGATCGCGTCGTTTTCAATAGTGTCTGCAAGTTGTACAGATAAAGAACGGTTGACAGCAAAAATGCCGTTGGTATCTAATGAGCGGTAAACGACGGTGGCAATAATATCTTGGACATTGGCGTCATAGTCCATAAACTCTTCCTTATATGAGTCAGCCAAAATATTACCCTGATTAAATAATGCAGTGATGGATACCACACGTGTTATCTCGCCTGTGGTGGCGTTATATGGCACGGCTGGAATTAATGTTTCAAGTCCACCAATACGTGCAAATTCCAGCAAACTGAATGGTGCTGCACTAACCCAGAAACTGCGCCAGTTTGTACGATCTGCAATGACGCCGTCAAAGAATAGATTATTTCTTTGACAAAAGCGTTTGGTGATGGCAAGTTGATTAGTGTCAATTCCTTGCAGATCTGCGTAGTTGCCGATGCCGTCTTCGCTATCAATAACGGTATCCAAAAGAATGTCTGGCGCAAAACAACTTGGACCGTCTGGGCTAGATGGAAAACTCAAGTTTGTCGTGTTCAAACGACGCACCGACCTACCTTGGGTTACGAATGTTGTAAAAGCACGCATATCTTGCAAACTTTTGCCGCTGAAAACATTAAACCCGATTAATGATATATTTCGATAAAGGCGTGTCAGATCAAATGTTTGACGCTGTTGTTCGGTGACAGCGGTGATCAAAAATTCGGGACCACGCTCAAAACTGGTGTTGTATTGAGTATCGGCATCAAGGCTGAACCAGTCCCACTCATTGGTGGCTGTGGGTGATTGATTGATTGCGGGAAATGGATAAGGAGCTAATTCAGTAATTTGACTGTCACGGTGGAAGCCGGTAAAATACACCTGACTTCCTCCGCCTAAATCAATAGTGGTTGCGCTCCCGCTATTTTCCATATAGAAATAGCGTATGTTGCCATTAGACAGTCTTAAATCTGGACGTTCAGTTACCTCAGAGATAGGATCTGTAACGGGTTCAAACTTAAATTGCCAGTTATATGCAGTATTACCGCCGCTGAATTTTATGTAGACGTAGTTATCTTGATCGGCTGCACGCCTGACAACAAAGATGCCTGGTATGTAATTGTAGGCGCCACCGGCTATTCTGTAGCGCACGGTGAACATTGAGCTGCGTTGCTGTAATCCATTATCACTAGCGGCATAACCTCCGCGACGTTGGCTTCCATACTCGCGTTGGCGCCCTGAAATTCTGCGAAATACTTGGCATCGGATTGCAATATCTACATGATTACAGGTAGTTAAAGTACTGTATGATGCTTCCTCCACGCGAACTAATGCTTTGAGAGGAAAAAGTTTATCGCTGCCTCTTGATCCACTATTGCGTAGATCAATAAAAGTACGTATTAAGTTTATTTCTGCGCCACTAAGATTCCTAACAAAAGCATCTACAGTTACATTATAGTATTGAGTTATAAAATAAAATCCGCCTCTACCGCCGCCCCTTTGAACTCGTGAGCTGCGGCGTTCTGTGCGCTTTACATAGATGGCTGGAGAAGCAAGAAGTTGTTCAGGACTCTGTATATTGTCGCGTTGATCTTGTGCAAGAAGTGAGTTAGTTACACGCTCACTCTCTAGAAAGCGTGGATCGCGTCTAAAATCGTCATATGTATCAGACGCCTCATCAAAATAATATGGTATTGTTGGTGCATTACCCGGTTCAATACAGGTTAGATCAACATGTACATCACCTTCGTCTGTTGACGTACCGATAATATTGGTGACACGAAAACGCGCAGAACCTAGTTTAAATATTCCAGCGTCGTCAAATACACTTGCAAAAGTGCGGCGTGCATCCATAGCACTCCGCGCTAAATCATCCCTAAATGCTACGCCATTTGGCGAATTTGCGGTTGATAATATGGTAACTCGCATGGTTGCTCCAACTGGTATGGGAACAAGGCCTTGATCTGTCCAGTTGAAAGTGCTAGAAACATAAATACCTAAAGTGATCCCGTGCTTATCACCAGCCTCATCGCGTAAATAGCTTGTTACATTGAGCGGAACAGGACTGTAGCCGCCAAATGTATTTGAGCTTGTAGGTGAATAGGCTTGGCTAAAACCATCAAGGCGTTCATTTAATACAGCTGGTTGAAGGCGATAAGGATTATCATTCAATCCGCCATATTTAGTCGGATCAGTTTCGGAATTGTTACCAGTTTCATCGCGGAAACGAAGAACTCCTGTGCCGCCTGGCTGGAAATAAATCCACTTATTTTGAGAAATAAGATCTGTAATTGCTGTTTGACCAAATGCACTTTTTGTTGCGTCAATAGCGGTAATGGCGCCACCGGTTAACATCATTAGCATTTGTAGAAATTGATTGCTGCCGTAACTACGAACCGCGCTCCAAATCATTGAGCCTGATACGCGAACTCCGCCAGAGCTATTGACAGCTGTATTTGTATACACTAAGGGTACAGGATCACCATATTTGGCGAGTTCTTGCGTGGAATTAAAGCCAAAGCGAGGAGAAAATCTTTGTTCTCGTGTTTGCCGTTCGCCGCCACCGTCAGATGTTGATACACCTCTAATTTCTGGAATCTGTGGGCGCGGCGTCATTAGCGCCGAAACAACCTGAAAGACTATTCCAACGACAGTTAAAACAATCGCAACAATGGTACCTGGGTCATTTCTAATATCAAAAATAGTTCCTTCCTTAGGATCGCTATATTCTGCCTGGATGGCGAGAAATTCCAGGTATTCGTCTTTTGTGATGCCGAGGGTGGCGATCAGCTCATACTCGTAAGGCAGTAGTTTGCGAGTCATCGGTTCATCCAGAAAATTTGGCCAATACCGCCCAGTGGTGCTTGAATCACGTGGTGGCCCGGACCGATAAACAGCACGTCGGTGTTATTAATGTAAGTGCCCAAGGCTGCGCCGACTTCAATCGGTAGCAAAATAACTGCTCCAGCTTTTGGGTCTGTGCAACGGGTGCCGTTTTCCAGCATCCAACGTGCCATGCGCCGGCGCGGGAAGGTATCGTCAGTGTATTCCGCATAGACCCAATCGTACTGCGGGCTGTAGTCACCAAAACCCAGTCGGCGGTGAACTTCGCACGCCAACTGGAAACAATCGGTTTTGCCGCTGCCATCGTCTGGGCGGTGACCCCAGCCATAAACCAAGCCAATCAAATCGTTGACGTTGATCATCGCAGCGAAATTTGACTGTCCAGCGGAAGGGGTCCCACCAGATCGCGGGTTATTTGGCGGTTGGGGAAGTTGCTAGCAACGCTGTCAATCGCACTGCGGAAACGAAGTTCCAGCGTGGTGTCACTGATGCTGCTGCCCGTTCCAGTAAAATATTCCGCAAGGCGGTTTGGGGTGTAGGCGCCGTCGGCAGTTAGCCAAATAGTGGTCAGCGTTAAGCGGGAAAGACGATTACCGTCGCCACTTTGGAGGAGACGCAGCGAGATTTCCAGATTGGGAAAAAGTATCTGGAGCACGTTGTTGTCACCACTCAAAGCAGCGGTGGTGCCTTCGGTGCGAAAAGGGGCAAAGCTGTAGGTGTCGTTGCCGAAAACTTTATTTTCGTTAGCGAAATAATTTTGGAATAGAAAGCGGCCTCCGGTGCTGCTTGTTAAGTTAAAAAACTGAGCGATTCGTATATCCATCAGTCGTCGTAGCGGGGGTCGCGGATTTCTCCGGCAAGATCAATACGGACTGTATTTACACCGGGGCGCACAGAGCTGATTTCTGGTGGTTGGGCGTATTCCCAGCGCAGGTTGTCCACAGAAGCACTGGCGCGGGCGGCTAATGTGGCAGACATTCCCGCCGTGACATTACTGCTGACTTGGAAACGGCGGTTGGCGGCAGTTTGTGTGCGGTAGTGGTCAATCAGTGTTACAGCCGTGGCGTCCGAAATATTGGCGTATTCCAGTTGCAGGACAGCACCAAAAGGTTGATTGCCGAAGGTGCGCTTGATGGCGACGCCAGATAGTGAGCGGTATTGCTTTTGTGGATACGTGCCCGGTTTGAAGTTGCGGGACGTTGGCGTGATTGAAGGGAAGGCGGCCATCAGCGGAGTCCGATACGAGTACGGGTTTGAGGCGACTGTTGGATGCGATCAAGGGTCATGGTCATGCCACGCTTGGCGCCATCACGGGTGGCTTGGCGGCGGGTTTCGGCCATGGCGGCTTCCAGTTGATCGCGGCTGACGTATTCGGTTCCACCGATATTGGTGGTTTCAAAGCTCATGTTAAGTACGGGAGACCCGCCGGCACTACCTGGGGCGGCGCCCATTGAGGAGCGCAGGTCGCTGTTGGACATCACGCCGCCGTTAGTGCCAGGTACAAACAATTCAGGACCGCGCTCGCCAACGAGGTAGGGAGTTGCTGTTTTTACGGCGCCACCATCGGCTTTAAACCCTGTAAACGTGCCAGCGCCAAAACCAACACTTGAATTAAGTTTGCTGGCTTGTGCGGTAGCACCTTCAAATCCCATGCCACCGCCGGCGCCACCAAGGGCTTTAAGGATAGTTTGCAAAATAATCATTGTGATTTGCTTGGCGATAATTTCGGATGCCATTTGAATGAAGGCATCACCGACGGATTTGAAGAAGCCAGCAAGAGCTTCTTGAGTTGTCATGGAGCCAGAAATAATGCCCTGGAACGCTTGGCCAAATGCTGTGCCGATGCTATCCGCAACAGAAACGGCAACCGTGCCAAGGTTGGTGAGTTTAGTGATCTCATCTTGCAGGGCACCTATGCGTTGCTGGACAATTTCAGCTGCGCTTTGGGGTGCGGCAATTTGTTTTTTGAGTGCTTCAATTTGTGCCAGTTGACCTTCGTTAAATTGTTTGCCTTGGTGAAGGGCATCCATTTCATACATAATCCGAAGGCGATTGCGCTCGGCTTCGGTGGTGGCATTTTTAAGAGCTAGTTCTTGCTGAAAACCACGGATAGTATTTTCGGCATTTTCTTTGCGTTGCTGTTCAATTAACGCAATATCTTGAACCGTTTTTTGGTAGGCCAAAGCAGCTTTGGCTTCTTGAGTACCTAAGATTGCTAACTTTGCTTTCATATTTACTTCTTTTTCTAGTTTGCCTGCCGTCTCAATAGCTATTTCTTCGAGTTGTTGTTCTCCTTGCAGGCGGCGGGCGAGAATAGGATCTTTTGCTAACTCAGCGGCAAAAATTTTCTTGGAGTAGTCGCTTTGACGTTCTAGTTCGATTGTGATTAGTTTTTGGTCGCGGAGTACTTCTAAAACACGTTGGGCTTC